CAAGAAGATTTAACATCAATAAGGAATGGGATGAGAGGTTCATTAGCCACATTCGCAACTCAACAAGATGGTTCTCATGTACCAACTTATCACACTTTTGGAGAAATTAAAGCGGTTGATCGCGAATTGGAGATAGATTTGAACATCTCTCATTTTCATGTGCAAAGGGACTATTACTCATATGTAGCAAATACGAGTAATGGTGATTGTGGATCTATGGTTGTGATATATAATAAACGTTTGCAGCGCAAAATAATAGGTATGCATGTTGCTGGTGACGCTCAAATGAACGCTTATGCGTGTAAATTATTCAGAGAACAATTAGATAAAGCATTAGAAACATTAGCATTAAATAATCCAGCAGCACAGTTTTTATTTGAAATTAATAGCGAAATCAATCCTCTAGCTGATATTGCTATGCCTGAAGGTGTTTTTGTGAGTGTTGGTAAACATAAAAAGAAAGTGGGTCAAGCTTGTACGAGTGCTATTATTCCATCACGTTTGCACAATAAGATAACTCTTGCTACGACAAAACCAGCTTTACTCCGATCAAAAATGATTGATGGTAAATTGATTGATCCTCTAATGTTAGGCTTAAAAAAATGTGGTGTGGTTCCTGTTTTGTTGAATGTGGATAACTTATCAGCGTGTAAGAATGATGTGCAGCAAGTTATTTGTTTTAATTATCAGAATTTGGATGTGAAATTTTATAAACAAGTGTTGAATTTCGAACAGGGCGTTTTGGGTAAAGATGATGATTATATGCGTGCTATCAATAGAACAACATCTCCTGGATTTCCATATAGTGGTGAACGTCAAGGTAAAGGAGGAAAGAAGAAGTGGTTTGGTAGTGGTGTTGAATATGATCTAACGTCACAAGAATGTAAAAATCTAGAAATTGATGTGAGTAATTTGATAAATGATTGTAAGAATGGGATAATTAGAAATGTGTTTTGTATGGATTCAAAGAAGGATGAGAGAAGAGAGATTGCCAAAGTAGATGCTGGTAAAACAAGAGTATTTTCTGCTTGTCCCGTTCATTTCGTTATAGCTTTTCGACAATATTTTCTGGGTTTTGCAGCTTTTTTGATGCATAACAAAATTGATAATGAAATAACTGTGGGCACGAATGTGTATTCTTTAGATTGGCATAAAACAGCATTGAAATTGAAAGAAAGAGGTGAATGTGTAATTGCTGGTGATTTTTCTAATTTTGATGGGTCTTTGAATGTACAGGTGTTGTGGGCTATTTTAGATATAATAAATGATTGGTATGATGATGGA